ACCGAAAAGTTCCTGAACATTTACGTCCACAACCAACAGTCCAACTTCGTGGTGGTTCTTTACGACTACGTGATATTCCTGTAGCACCCAGCGAAACACAAGAAGATCGTAGAGCACAACGTGAAGATCCCGAAGCACAACAAGCTTTATTGGAAAACTGGCCCGTTGAAATAACAAGTTCAGTTATGGGAAATTATGAAGATGAAAACCCAAATCCATTGATGTATGTTAATGACCAAATACTTCTTAATAAAGAAATGAGTAGTTATGTTTGGCCTGGAATGTGCCAAATATGTTTTACCGATGACCGTGAAGGGTTGTGTCGTGTAAATTGTAAAGTTGGACATATATTTCATTGTGATTGTGTTAATCAGTGGAGAAATACACATATGACAAATACATACTACGAACATGGATGGCACAATGATTGTCCAGTTTGTCATGAAAAGATTGAATCAATGGTTATGGTAACACCCAAGGTTGCTAGCAGTTTACCAACTTCATTCGGTAAAAAACGGAAAACAAATTTAAAACAAATTGAAATGGAAATTAAAAAAATAAACGTAATTTTAAGTTATCTTCAAAAATTAAAATGATTATAATAAATTCATATTATTCAAATAATATAGTCTATTACTTAGCAGCATCCAAAGTAGTTAATAATCATAATATAATATTGGGTTTTAATGAAAGTTTTATGTTTAATGATAATATGGTAGCAGATGTTAGTAATTTTGTTGATAAACAAGTTGTATCAAATCATAAATTTTGGATTAAAGCAAGTTACACATTCCATCCAAAATACGATTCACCTTTTATAAAACCAATAAAATTAAATTTAAATAAAAAAGCATTGGGTTTATTAAATACATCAATTTCACCTAAAATATATACTAATTTAAGTGATTTTAATGAAACTGAAGAAAAATTATGGTTTATTAAAAATAGTCGATGTGAATTTACACAAGATATTCAATGTATGTTAACAAGTGATTTACATTCACTAAAACTTAAAGAAGGTTATATAATTCAAGAAGGTGTGACTGATATAGACTTAACACCAGATCTTAAAAAATATACCATACGTTGTTATATACTAGTATTTAATAAAAAAATGTATCTATACACTGATATGATCAAAATAATACACCACTGTGTTTATTCTGAATTAGACCCAGATCCAAAAATCCATGTTGATCACCAAGTTAGAAATGGATATAATCCACGAGTTCCTTTAAAAGGTGATCAACGAATTATTGGTTATATCACTTCAACATTAATTGAATTAAAAAAATACATCAATTTAGATAAAACTGATGAATTTACTTATATGTTATTAGGCTGTGATTATATTATTACATCCAATAAAGCTGTTTTAATAGAAGTAAATGATAATCCATCTATTAATTTTGTGTTATTAAATCATATTAAATCGGGTGAATATGTTTATGGTGCTTACAATACTATATCGGAAGTAACTTTACCATTAATTGAAAATACTATTAAGTGTATTACAAATCAGGAATTTAGTAATTACATTGAGATACCTTGATTTGCTAAATTATCAGCAATTTTATTGAAATGTCTATAAATGTGTGTAAAAGAAATCTGTTCAAAGTTAAATAATAAACTTTGAATTTGGGTATGGATTTCTTTTAAATGTTCATTTTTAATTTTCCATCGTCCTTGGATTTGTTCAACAACTAATTTAGAATCCATAAACACTTCAACACATTTTAAATTAAGTTCTATGGCACGTTCCAAAGTTAATTTCAAAGCAAGGTATTCAGCGACATTATTAGTTTGTGTATTTAAATTTTCAGAAATTTTAGCAATTATAGTCCCAGATGAATCGTAAATTATACCACCAGCACCCGATGGACCAGGATTTCCTTTAGAGGCTCCATCCGTATAAATTTTAAACATCTATAATTTAAAATATTGTATTATTTTAAGTAATTATGAAAAAGGTATTAAATGATATTAAATATTTATCTGGTAAAAGAAGTTGTGGGTTTGGTGCTACAAATCAAGAAATTGTTGATGAAATTATGGTAAAAAATCCAAATTTAACACATGAGCAAATAAAAAGTAACTCATTTATTAATACAGACTATGATAACCTTACTCATCAAGAAAAAAGTAATGTTCGTCGTATTCTTTATACAAAAATAAATTCACCTAAACGACAAAAGACCGAAGGTCCAAGCGCTCCAATAAAACCTGTAGCTGGTCCAAAATCATATGACGTAATGGATACAGATGGTAAAAATTTATTAGATGAATTAAATGAAGTAGACGTATGTAATAAGATATCAGAATTAAAAAAAGAAATAATAGACCAAATAAATTTAATTGATGAATTACCACCTGAATTTAAAAACAAAGAAATAAACTGTATTAAAACAAAATCAGAATCAGCTTTAACTGGGTGTAAAAGTACATCTAGTAGACGTAAACAATACATAATAGATAATTTTAACAATAATTTAGAAGAATACAGCAATGAAAAATTAATTAGTAAATATAGGCTTGAACAAGAAAAAGCATCTAAAAAAACAGCAGCTGAAAAAGCAACAGCTGAAAAAGCAGCAGAACAAAAACTAAAAGATAAAACATTTGATACTGTAACTTTAGATTTATATAGAATATTTTTAGAAAATTATGGATTTACTAAATCTTATAATGAAGATATACAAAATATACAAATTCTAAATTATGCTAAACTTTTATGGGGAGATGGTATAACTGATGATATCTATATGAAAAAACAATTAAAATGGTATTGTTGTTTTGCTATAATGTTTTATTTAGACCAATTACATGATTTTACTGATTCCACGAGAGCAAAAATAAATGAACCAAAAGAAGATGTTTTTAAAATGATGAATTCTAAATTACATCAAAATTTTATTGAAATTTTTAATGAAAATGGTTATCATATTGTTGATGTTGAAAATTATTTTAAATTATTAAATGAAATTTTTGAAAATCAAGGAATAGAAGTAGAAAACAAAGATAATCCTAAAATATTTTTTAATACAGAAAAAAATTGCACTATTATAGATACTGAATATCTTGGACATGGATTTAAAAATATAGAAGGAAAAAAATATACAAATTGTGAATCTATGATTTATAATAAATTATTAAATCCCAAAATATCTAAAATTCCAAGATCACAAGATGATATACAACTTGCATCCGAATATTGTTTAGCTATAATGGGTATATCAAGAATAGATTTTAAAAAATTAAAAAGAACTATTTTTAATTCTACAAATTCGAGATATAACGACCAATTATTAAAATTTATATTATATTATAATAACCATACTAATAGTGATGATAATATCATCGAATATATAAATAATGATTTTATAATAAACGGGTTTAATAATCCTACTAATTATGCTATATCAGTTGATGCACTGGGGTCACCGGCAAAAACGAATCCATTAACTAGTATATTAAATAGTTTTGTAGACTTTGAAAATACATATATAGGAAAGGACGATGCACCACGTGAAAATGAAGGAAGAAAAATATATTATTTTAGTTCATTTGCTGATCAAATAGATGCTGCATCTACCAAAAATATATTAAAAAATACATATGATAGATATAAAGAAGGTGAATATAAAAATAGATCCGGTTTTACTTATGAAGATTCCGCAGAACATATAGAAAATGTGGAGAATACTAGATTTATATTGAATTTTAGCGGTAATAATATCATCATAAAAAATATTATGGATTTTTCATTTTCAAAAAATAATTTATTACAAGTTAATAAATTCTTTTCAATAGATTCTTCAGGTATACCTTTATTAAGTTCTGGATTTATTAATATTACTAAATTAAGAGATATTAAAGGACAAATATCTCTTCCTAAAGTAGTAGAACAGATGAATAAATCTTCTGATATGAATGAAAAAATATACTGGAGCACATATAAAACAGTTTTGGATTTTAGTAAAACTGTTTATTTTTGGAAATTTATTAATAAAAATCTGATAGTTAATGATCCTAGTTATAATACTTTGATGATATATAACGATATTACTGCTTCCGATAAATCAGCTTTATTTATCCCAAGTAGTACATTAATAGAAAGTGCTGAAAATTATGGAGAATTTTTTGATAATGATTTGAAATTTTATTTACGTAGTTATCAATTGCGTAATATATGGAATTACAAAAACCCAAGTACTGATCCTAATTTAAGAAATCCTGTTTATCCATATCCTTTAACACCACCTTATATTAATTATCCCGCTAATATTGGAGGATTTGGTAAAAAATCTAAAAAGATAAATTTAATTTTAAAATCAATAAATATGGATATCCATTTTTTAAAATCCATGAAATAAATACAGACACATTTAGTCTTTTAAGTTTTTAGAACAAATCCGGTTATATTCTGATTTAAAGAACGAAACTATAATACTTTTGATTTGATCATTTGTTAATGTTTCAAACTTATATTTCAATACACTAAGCATCAGACACAAACCGGGATGCCACAACTTTTGACACGAACTTGGAAAAAATCCTGAATAAACAAACCCCAAATTTGACGCAAAATATTCTAACCTATTTGTAATAACGGTATCATACTTTGTTTCAAATCCATAATTTGGTTCTATACGATAAACTTTCTTTAATTTAGCATCAACAACCAACAAATTAGCATGAGCATCTGTTGGTGTAAACTGTATAATAAATGGAACTAGGACCTTTTTATCAGTACATTTGCTCAACTTTGCGTGAAGGTGCCACCACTGTATGGTAAAAAAGTAATCGTGTTCATTGAATTGGAGATATGCTTGGGTTCTTTTAAGTATACAATCTTCACCACCAATAAAAGTAAGTAATTGTATTATAAAAAACGTAGACAAATTTTTAAACATTATATTTTTAGAATAATAATCACGCCAAAGTAATGTATAAATCTCATAATATTGTTTGTAAAACAATTCCATGGAATATTTGGAAGTACCGTATTCAATCTTTTGTAATCTCATTATCATATCTTTTAACACATTAGCTTTACAAATTTTCATCTTTAAACTTCAAAATTATTTTAAAACGAATTAAAATAATTTTAATTTCTTCGTTTAAATTAAGATTAAATGAAAAAACATTATTTTGGTGATCAAGAACGAAAGAAAAATGATGCTTTGCGTAAAAACCTAGCGACACAGGCTCGTAAAGAAAAAAGTTTAAATCAAGATCAGCAAAGAATCGATCAACAATATCAAAAATGGATTGAGAAACGACAAATTGATAAAGAAGGTAAACGACAAATTGAAGAAGAAAAAATGGAACGTGAATTTAAACAAAAACAAAAATTATCAGCCCAATTACGGCAAATACAAATAGAAAAAACAATACATAGATATAATGTTCTTGATAAATTACAAAAAAATACATTAAACAATAAAGTAAATAGAGCACAACAAGGAATTGTTCTTGATATACTCAATGATGCTCAAAATCAAACATACAATCGGCAATCAAATGTATTAGAAAAATTTAAAGAAAATAAAATTCGTCAAGAACAAATTAAACAAGAAAAACTTGAACAAGAAAAACTTGAACAAAAACAACGGATTGAACAAGAAAAACTTGAACAGAAACAACGGATTGAACAAGAAAAACTTGAACAAGAACGAATTAAACAAGAACAACTTGAACAAGAACGAATTAAACAAGAACGAATTAAACAAGAAAAACTTGAACAAGAATTAATTAAAGAAAATCTTGAACAAAAACGTGGTAAAAATGTATTAGAAAAATTAAAAGAAAATAAAATTCGCCAAGAACAAATTAAACAAGAAAAACTTGAACAACAACGAATTGAACAAGAAAAACTTGAACAAAAACAACGAATTGAACAAGAAAAACTTGAACAAAAACAACGGATTGAACAAAAACAAAATCAAATTATAAAAGTTGAGCCTAAATTTAATCAAAATCAAATTATAGAAGTTCAGCCTAAATTTAAACAAAAACAACGTAAATCAATAACAAAAAATAAAAATATTTTACAACTAATAAATCAAGTTAACAAAGAAATAAGATATCTTTTAAAGAAATAAAATTATAAAAATTATAAAAATTATATTAAAGTTTATTAAAATTTATTAAAAATGAAAGATTTAATAATTCCTCCATTTGAAATTATGGAATTTATTAATTATTTACCATTTGATGAATGGATGCGTACTGTTGAACATTTAGTTTATAGTGATATTGGACTTTATTTAGAAGATTTACCCGATGAAAATTTCCGAATGAATTATGAAGATAACATGTCCCCTGAAGAAATGGCCTTAATTATAACAGAAAATATAAATGATATGATTAGTGAAACTATTAAAACATGACTAAAATAAAGTTAAAATTACTTTATTTAAAATTATTTATTTCTACTTACTAATTTACTTGATCTAAGTAATTCCAAATCACTTGAAATACCTGAAACTGTCGCCGATGTTTCTTCAACAAGATCATCAACAATTTCATCGACTATTTTACCTGTTTCTATGTCTTCAACACTTTCTTCGACACTTTCATTAAGTATAGTAAAATTAATTTCAGGTATGTCTATAGCTGAAAGTTGGGACATTTTGGGAGAAATACTTTCGGGTACTTCAGATGATTCAATAAATTTAGGTGGTATAACTTCCGGTTTTTTAGCAAATCTACTTAAGACTTCTGAAACAACGGAACCAAAGTTAACAGATTCTTTAACAGAACTTGGTTCAGTGGCTTTACTTACCAATTTAGGTAAATTTTGAAGTTCTCTATTTAAATTTTCTTTATGAACGGCCACTGGACTTTCACTTACATTAAGGCGTTTTTTGAATAATGAATTTTTTAGTTTCAATCCAGCTTCAGCAACTGTATTCGCAATAT